TGGTATCTATCGCCCTCTGGCGATGCAGGAATTACAGGCATAAAAAAACCGCCCGAAGGCGGCTTAGTGTAGCGGGGTGGTGCGTAGGTTATCTTAGGTATTTAACCGTGGGTCGCGTGGGATCATTCTCATTCATTGCTGCAAGGTTATTGATAAGCGTATCAAGGTCGTATCGCCCGACCTCATCTTTATCGCACCACGTAGCAGCGTTGCCAATATCTTCACGTAGTTTTATTGCCAAAAACATTAATTTTTGCGAGTCTATAATTTTAGCTTTCATAATAAATACTCCAAAAGATGGGGCGTCCCTGCCCCTGTTAGTGTTACTTGATTTCGTTTAGTAAGACTACAAATTCAAGTGCCGCGATCTCAATCTCTTGCCGTAATCCCTCGCGGCATGCAGACCATTTAACCTCTTTTAATATCGCGCTGTTTACGCTAGATACCATCTCGATTGTTTTCTTCAAGGGTGTAGTCTCTGGCGCGTTATTCAGTGTCACCTTATCGGCCTGCTTACCCTTAGGAGTTACTCCGCCTTTAGTTGCGCGTTTACGTTTACCGCCAAGTGTTGCGACTACACCGGTTTTTAGCCATTGCGCATAATGCTTCCTCCACCGAACCGCCATTTTGCGAATAGCGTCTTTATGCTGCCGGATCGTCAGCGTGCCTAGCTTCGTAGTTTCTTTCAGCTTGCCTTCAATGATCGCCTCAATCAACGCCCCGTCTAATTCGTGCTTATCATCGAAGTAAGCATAGGCGATAGCTGCGAAGGCCGGTTTCGCCGCGTCTATATTATCGACGGTAACTTTGCGTTTAATACTCTTAAAAAACTTAAGCTTCGATACTTCGGCTGCTACGCCTGCCTTGATAGCTTCGACACCATTGGCGGATTGAACGGCAGTGAAAGTGATACCCTTGTTTAGTTTGCTCATACTGTATTACTCCATTGTTGCGGACATATGTCCGCAGGTTATGCGCGAAAGTGCGCGGTATCGCTTCTCTTTGAAACGATGGTGCTATTAAACCTTAGAGAGACTTGTTTTGGTAGGGTATCGTGCAGTTTAATTGCATAGCGCACCCTTTTTTCTGAGCCTATGGGGCGGCTAACCCCCACCTACCCCCCACCCCCGCCGAGCTGACAACAAGGTACGCGCGCCCCTATACATACTAATTTACTCAAATGATTTGGTTTCTGGGTAGTTTTCGATACTTTTTACACATAAGGCCCCCCGGGCAAGTGTGAGAACCCAGAACAAGTTACCCCACCCCCTCTCACACAGAAACACCCCCCTTGCTAAATAAAACCAAAACCCCAAAAAATTTTTTGCAAAAAGCAGAAAAGGATCGAAACTTTCTATTTGCGTCCTTCCCGTTACCCCTTGCACCCTACCCTACAACCTCCTATACTGCGCGCAACAGCTTCACAGCTTGCGAAAAGGTACTACGCAGATGGCAATAGCCCTTAATCCTGAGTTTGGTATGGAAATACCAGACGACGTTCCCTATATGGATTTGCGGTCCCGCGCAGAAGCTGCCTGTAATACTGTAAGGGAGCTAGAAGAACACGGACTCGACACCACCCCTGACGACGTAGATAACGATACGGCTGCTGCACTTGTCACTGCCTACGCAGAAGACGTCGAACACACCTCTAAAATTATGAACCACAAACGGTTCGACAGTCTGACTCCCGCTGTCATCATCCAGACCAACGACATCCTGAAAGAGTTCGGGCACTTGGTCGCTACCCACTCCGCTGAAATCCGCAACACGGTGGTAAACAAGTTAGTCCTAGAGACTGAGAACGCCGACGCTAGAATACGGATTAAGGCACTAGAGCTTTTGGGCAAGATGACTGACGTTGGCCTGTTTACAGACCGCAAAGAAATTACAGTAACTCATCAAAACGCAGACGAACTGCGTGAGAAGCTGCGAGAAAAACTCACGGTAATGAAACAAAACGCCGAAGGTGTGTACGAGGCTGCGGATGAAGGATAAACCCAAAACTAGAACGGAAGTAGCCTCAGAACGAGGGATTATTTGCCGTGACTGCCCGGAGTTCCGTCCTGTTATGCACACATGTAAGAAGTGTGGGTGCTGGATGGAAGCGAAAATATGGTTAATGGGTGCAGGTTGCCCGCTAAAGAAGTGGGGGCCGCGATCATCGGCAAAGTAAAGGTGAATTCAACCAACCTTAAAGTAGTACCCCCACCCCCTGAATTTAGCGCAGAAGAGATTGACCTGCTTCTACAAAACATAAACTCGTACACCCCAGAAGAACAAGGAGAGATTTTAAAAATTGTAGAAGAGTTGGAGGCTAGGCGTAAGTCCGAAGCAGCGTACAAAGACCTAATAGAGTTCTGCAAACAGATGCAGGCTGATTATAAAGTAGGCAAACACCATCGAATTCTAGCGGATATGCTCATGGAGATTGAGCTAGGCAAAGACTACGACGACGAGGGGAGAGCGCTAACAGGCACAGGCAAAGACCGTATCTGTGTAAACATGCCCCCGCGCCACGGTAAGAGCCAGCTTATCTCTATTTACTTTCCAGCGTGGTTTTTGGGGCGTAACCCAGATAAAAAGGTCCTGATGGTCTCGCATACTACTGATTTAGCGGTTGATTTCGGCAGAAAGGTACGAAACTTAATAGCTACACCCGAATATCAAGCAATATTCCCCACTGTAAAGCTAGCGAGTGACTCTAAATCAGCAGGAAGATGGAACACTAGTGCGGGGGGAGAGTATTTCGCCTGTGGTGTAGGCTCAGCCCTTGCCGGTCGTGGTGCTCACTTGCTTCTTGTGGACGACCCGCACAACGAACAAGACATTATTAGTGGTAATTTGGACGTTTTCGACAAAGCATACGAGTGGTTTACGTTCGGAGCACGTACTCGTCTGATGCCCGGCGGTAGAATAGCCATAGTACAGACCCGATGGCACTTAGATGACCTGACTGGGCGCGTTGTACGGGACATGTCGCAGAATGAATTAGCCGATAAGTACGAAGTTGTTGAATTTCCGGCAATTTTAGAGGTAGAAACGGACGTACCGGACCCCAAGAACCGGCTACTAACCATAAAAAAGACTACAGAAAAGCCACTATGGCCTGAGTTCTTTAATTTAGACGCGCTATACCGTACAAAAGCGTCAATGCCGGTATTTCAGTGGAATGCCCAGTTTCAGCAGACTCCTACGGCGGAAGAAGCGGCGATAGTTAAGCGCGAATGGTGGCAAGAGTGGCCCCACGACGACCCGCCCAAGTGCGAGTACATAATTATGACGCTTGACGCGGCGGCAGAGAAGAACAACAGGGCTGACTACACGGCACTCACTACGTGGGGCGTTTTCTTTAATGAAGAAGAGAACTGCTACTGTATTATCTTGCTTAATTCCATCAAGCGTCGTCTCGAATTCCCAGAGCTAAAAGAACTAGCGATGGAGCAGTACGAAGAATGGGAGCCAGATGCGTTTATTGTGGAGAAAAAGAGTAGTGGTACACCTCTATACCAAGAAATGCGTAGGTCTGGGCTAATGGTCCAAGAATATACACCGCACCGAGGCTCGGGGGATAAAACTGCACGTTTAAACTCTGTTGCTGATATAGTACGCTCAGGACTTGTATGGGTTCCACAAACACGTTGGGCAGAAGAAGTAGTCGAGGAAGTTGCGGGCTTCCCGTTCATGTCTAATGATGACTTAGTGGACACAACTATAATGGCGTTGATGCGGTTTAGGCAAGGTGGCTTCATATCCCTACCAACCGACGAAGCTGAGAGCGAGCCTTTGTACAGGCACCGTGGCGGGTTTTACTAAAGGAAAATAGAATGGCTATTGAGAAAGGTTTATACGGTATGCCAGAAGGCATCGACGAAGCATTAGCACAAAACATGGGCGAGCCGGATGCTGTAATAGAAATGGCTATTGCTACTGATGAAGACATGCCCGTTATGGTAGAGCTTGAAGATGGCAGCGTTGAAATAAGTTTTGGCGAAGAAGTTGAAGAAATTGATGCCGCGCCGTTCGATGCGAACTTGGCCGATTACTTAGAAGACAATCAACTGGAAGAGATTTCTGGTGATCTGTGTGAGGCTGTGGAAGGTGACATGGCCGCTCGACGTGACTGGGCGGAGACGTATGTTACGGGTCTTGACGTTTTGGGCATGAAGTACGAGGAGCGTACTGAGCCTTGGGAAAACGCCTGTGGTGTGTACTCTAACGTCCTAGCAGAAGCGGCTATCCGGTTCCAAGCGGAGGCCATGAGTGAGACGTTTCCTGCTGCGGGGCCTGTAAAGACTAAGATTCTAGGGGAAGTCACTCAAGACAAAGAAGACGCAGCTCTCCGTGTTAAGACGGATATGAATTACGAACTGACTGAGGTTATGGTCGAGTACCGTCCCGAGCATGAAAGGCTACTATACAGCCTTGGTTTGGCTGGTTCAGCGTTTAAAAAGGTGTATTTTGACCCTAGTTTAGGTCGTCAGATTGCCCTGTATATCCCTGCTGAAGACGTGATTGTGCCCTACGGTGCCTCTAATATTGAGTCCGCAGAGCGCGTTACGCATGTCATGCGCAAGACAAAGAACGAAATGGTTAAGCTACAGGCTGCTGGGTTCTATCGAGAAATAGAATTGGGCGATCCTGTGTCGTTTTTCTCCGATGTTGAGGAGGCTAAAGCAGAGCAATCAGGCGTTTCTTTAACTTCTGATGACCGCTATACCGTGCTTGAAGTGCACGCTGACCTGAATATTGATGGTGTAGACGGGGCAGATGGCGAAGATTCCATGCAAGTCGCAAAGCCTTATGTAGTAACGCTTGAGAAGGGTACGGGCAAGGTACTAGCCATACGCCGTAACTGGAACCCTGACGATTCTTTGACGCTCAAGCGTCAACATTTTGTTCATTATGCATACGTCCCCGGATTTGGCTTCTATGGCCTTGGTTTAATTCACATTATTGGTGGCTACGCTCGCGCCGGAACTAGTTTAATCCGTCAATTAGTTGACGCTGGAACGCTATCTAACCTCCCCGGGGGCCTTAAATCTCGGGGACTACGCGTTAAGGGCGATGACACGCCGATTGGTCCCGGTGAGTTTCGTGATGTAGATGTGCCTTCAGGCTCGATCCGCGACAACATTATGACTCTTCCTTACACAGAACCTAGCCAAACTCTCTTTGCTTTACTCAAACAGATTACTGAAGAGGGCCGACGTTTAGGGGCTATCTCAGACATGAACATATCCGACATGAGTGCTAATGCTCCTGTTGGAACTACTCTTGCGCTACTAGAGCGTACGCTCAAACCAATGGCTGCGGTGCAATCCCGTGTCCATTTCTCAATGAAACAGGAATTTAAACTCCTGAGAAAGATCATTGCTGAGTACGCGCCAGAAGAGTATTTGTACGTGCCTGACCGTGGTGAACCTCGCGCAAGACGCGACGATTACGCTATGGTGGAAGTAATTCCTGTCAGTGATCCCAATAGCAGCACGATGGCACAGCGCGTTGTGCAGTACCAAACCGTGTTGCAGATGGCGCAGGCTACCCCCCAAATATACAACTTACCCCAGCTCCATCGCCAAATGATTGAGGTTTTAGGTATTAAGAACGCCGACAAACTTGTGCCTACTAAAGACGACATTAAACCTACCGATCCGGTAAGCGAAAACATGAACGCTATAGTTGGCAAGCCGATAAAAGCGTTTATTTATCAAGACCATGCAGCGCATATCGCTGCTCACCAAGCTTTTATGCAAGACCCGCAGATCATGGCGTTTGTTGGGCAAAACCCAGCAGCTCAGCAAATTATGGCGGCGCTTAATGCCCACATAGCTGAGCATATTGCCTTTGATTATAGAAGCCAGATGGAAACTAAACTTGGCGTACCTCTCCCTCCTCCAAATGAAGAGTTAGATGAGAAAGACGAAGTGCTTCTTGCTCGACTTATCTCGGACGGTGCTAAACAGCTTACACAACAAAAACAGGCCGCAGCAGCAGAGCAGCAGGCCCAGCAAAAAGCCCAAGACCCCATCATCCAGATGCAGCAGCAAGAATTGCAAATTAAACAGGCTGAGCAGCAGCGTAAAGCTCAGAAAGATCAAGCAGATACGCAACTTGACGCGGCAAGATTACAGCTTGATGCAGAAAAAGCCCAAACCACCGCTACTATTGAAGCGAGCCGTATAGCAGCGCAGAACGAACAAGCGCAAGCTAAGAACGATTTGGACGAGGCGAAAGCCATATTAGATTTAGCAAAAGCTAGAAAGGAGGGGCAAAGGCCCCAATAAGGAGGTGATCCGTTGGCTACAACCGTCTTTGACGTGCTGAACGAAAAATTAACAGAGCTTAAAGGCTCTAGCGAAGAATTCTTAACCTCGGGGGGTCCTAAAGACTTTGCCGAGTATAAGGAGGTGTGTGGTGTGATTCGAGGTCTAAACGCTGCATTAAGAGAAGTAGGTGACCTTTCGCGTAACTATATGGATGACGAAGATGACTGAAACAGTAACCGTTAGTGGGGTAGACGCTATTGCCGAAACAACCCCCGCAATG